CAGCCATGATTATTTCCCTTTCTTCATAGCGCGGCCTTTTACGTCCGCAGTTTTACGCTTAACAGCACGACCCATAGCGTCAGAAGACTTCTTGACTGCGCCACCCTTCTTAAAAGGAAGGGCTCTACCCGCGACCTGTTTTACTGCATCAGACACCGCCTTTCCTACAGCACCCCGAGGGGCTGCTGCGGCCTTACCGGGGGTGGCTGTTGCAGCCTGTTTTGCTGCGGCAGACACTGCTTTTGCTACAACCCCCCGAGGGGCTGCTGCGGCCTTATCGGGGATGGCTGCTGATTTCTTACCCTGCGCGCTAGCTGCTACTGCTTTTTTAAGCGCGGGAGACACGCTCTTCAACAATCTTCCAAACATAATAGGTCCTCCTATCGACGTTCAATTAAACGATCAATCTTCTCTTCCAGACGATTGAATCGCTGGTCGATATGCTCTGTAATCTTTTCCACTTCTGCTTTTGTCACGTTATCCCGTGCAATCTCCTCACGGGTACGATTAAGCAAAATAGTGATACGTGCAAGCTCACTGAACTTCTCATGCATTACGTATCCCAAGATACCAATGAGAATCGTTAGGCCAGCACTCCATAGTTCTACCAGCTGCACCACGCACTCCTTAACATTTCCACCGACGCCGCGCTTGACGGATGCGGCTGTTCGGGTCCTTTGCTGCCTCTGAGTACATCTTCATCTGCCCAGCAGAACGCGCACAAAACGACTTACGACGCTTTGCGCGCTCACCTGACGGATTACTTTCAGTCACAGCAGTCTGGAGCTTGCTACCCGGATTAGCACGACGATACGCAGAAACCCCCTGCTTCGTCATGCCTGCTCCTGCCTTAGTGGGTCGGAAATTGCCCGACTTCACCGAGGTAGCTATGCCCATTCCTTTGGACTTTTTCGTTGCCATCGTCAGACAGCCGCGCCGCCCACGAACAACAACGTGACACTCGTTACATTAGCGCTTGCCAAATCAATGTAAACGCCGTCGGTAAAAAGAATGCCATCGTCAGGGAAGATGAGGTCAACCGCTCCCGCCGCTGCAGGGGTGTTGATCGTAATCAACGCCGTGCCGCCACTGGTGCTTCCATTCTTCAAAGAAAACGATGATGCCGTAGCACTACATGTGTAGTACACCCCTTGCACACGCGTCCTACCACCAATGGCGTCGTCCGAAACGGTCTTCGTTACTGCTGAAATATCACTTGCGAAACTCATTGCTGTACCCCTTCCATGGACTCTGGCTCTGGTGCATCTAGCCTTGCGATCATGGCATTTAACACATCAATTGCTGCCTGTGACGCAACGGCCACGTCATGTGCGTGATTCCGTTGCTTTTCCATGTTCGCTACCTCAGAGAGTAAATACTCTTTGGTAATTTTCATTAAGCCTCAACCGCGTACAGGAAGTAAGCAGTGCCCGCAGAATCCACAAAACGAATTTTCTGCGTCGCAGTGGTTGGGGTCGCACCAATTGCCTGAACCATCGCGTCTGGCAAGTTGAACAAGTTGCTGATCGTGCCTGCGCCGCTGTTAGTCACACGGATAAACGAAGCATTGGCAGGCAAAGTTGCTGCTGAGCCGATGTCCGAATCCACTTGGAGCGCCGATACAGTGCCGCCTACAGCCACGCTGGCGGCTGCGCCAAGAGTTACACGTAACGCGTTACCCGCGCCCGAGATCGAACCACCGGTGTTGACCGATAGTGAGATGTGCGCGCCATTAACGGTGCCGCCCGTTGCTGCATCCGCGCCAGTTACACGCGTAAGCGCACGAAGCGTCTCACCCGAACCGGTCGAAGTGATGTCCAGACGGTTATAGCTTAAGCGAGTGTCACCGGTCGTTGCCGAGCTCGTAGCATACGCGCTCGAAATGTTACCGGCGGTGGTGACTGTGATAGGGGAAGTAGCGGAGCCCGAAATAAAACCGTTGTCAGATGCAACTGGGCCCGAGAACGTAGTTCTTGCCATTTTGATATCCTCACATGCGAGATTTGTGGCATATCTGTCTGCATGTCGTCAGCCGGGACTGTCAGATATGCCGGATAACCCCGGAATAATGCCAATATACACGACTGGCTGTAAAAGAAAAGGGGAGCCGAAGCTCCCCTTTTTCTCTTAGGCCGCGCCGGGGCAGCCGAAGATACCGCGCCAATCAGAGAAGCCGAAGCTGTAACGCTCACGCGCCTTGTAGCGCATGTTGCCAGTTTCGAAATCACCTTCAAAGGCGGTCTTCATGCTTACACGCTCAAACATCTTCATGCCGTTCGGAGCGTCGGTTTTGATAAACCATGCATCCGGATCGGTCAGGTAGTGGTTGACAGTGTAGCCCTGCGGAATCATGCCCATGTTCTTCAGGGCGTTGATGTCGTTGTCAGCAGTGCCAACACGCAGGGTGGACTTCATGATGCGATCCGCAGTGAACTGAAGCTCTTTCGGGATGATCAGCTTCAGGCCTTGGATTGCGATCTTCAGGTTACGCTCGTCAACCAACGACTGGATGTCGATGATGGCCTGTTCCAGAGAAGTCTCGGAAAGGTCAGCAGCAGTTGCCAGTTCGTTTTTCTGGTTAGGGCCACCAATGATCGGGTGGTCAGTCGAGCACAGAGCAACACCGTCACCACCGATCGAGGTAGTGAAAGCGCCGTTCAGCACCGAAGCTGCCTTGATCTGCTTAGTGGTTGCCATCGAGCGGGCCAGAGCGAGGGTATAACGACGAGCCAAACGGTCGTACAGGTTATCTTCCACCGCTTCTTCCGTCAGAGAGAATGCCAGAGCAATCGTCTCGTGGGTGTAGCGAGCGGTAAAGACTTCCTGAGCGGTGTCGTAAGCCAAGCCAGCACCTTCGGTTTTGACCGGAGCCTCACCGAAGCCTGACAGCATGACTTCCTCTTCAAACGCACGATCTGACGACTCGATGTCGTAGATTTGCGTGTGCTCTTGCTCATAGTTTTTGTATTCCAGACCGAACAGAGCGTTCAGGCCGGGCTCCAACTCTTTAACTAGTTGTGCGCGTGAAATAGCCATGATTTAGCTCCTATTAGGTCAGGCCAGCAACACCAATGCTGCCGTACTGATGCGCATTGATCTTTACGACGACTTGGGCAAAGTTTTCACCTAATTCATTGCTGGGTGCGTTATACAGACCAACAATCTTTAGGACCAGTGTGTTAGTAGTCAGGATGGTGGACGAGTCCAGTTCCATCGCCGAGATACCAGTGATGTTGCTACCTGCAGTAGAAGTAACCGCAGCATTCTGACCGATATCCGCTTGCACGATGTCTTCATCAGCCTGAACGAGGAAGAGCTGATTAGGATCATCAATCACCTCAGCCAGAATCTGACCAGAAGTGATGTTTACCGAACCGGGATAGTAGTTCTTCCAAGTTGGCTTGCCAGTGGTTGGATCAATGTAGCTGCAACCGTTAAATACGCCAACAGCAGTGGCGTGAGTGCCACTAACGTACTTAACAAGGTAGCCAGCGACGAGAGTGACTAGGTCACCCTGATAAATAGCGCCTGATTGGTTGTCCGCAATGACATAGCCATACTGCTTCTGTGCACCAGTAGCAGAGAGGTTGCCAAGAGGACGCAGACCAAAGGCTTTATCGACGTTTGCCATTTGTCTATTCCTTAAAAAAGTTTACTCATCAGACTTCGGACTTCCGAAGACTGTTCGTGACTGACGAGACGGCTTGGTGATGCGCATGCTGTCATGCGCGTTTGATTTCATCAAGTCGTTGTCTACAGCTTGCATCTGGTCTCGGGACCGGGAACTGTAATACGCATTGCGCTCTGCTACTGTCTCCTCAGGAATTCGTGCTAAGAGCAAACTTCCCACACCGAGAACCCCAGCGTGTCGGTTGCTATCCATCGGAGTGCCAAGAAAATCAGGGTATTCGTCGGCGCGTACCAACTCATATCCCTCACGCAGGCGTGAAGCTACATTGATACGGTCATCGTATCCATTCGCTTCCGCTCTGATCCAACGATGCTTATAGCCCGGAGGAGCAGGAGGCGCATCCAGTTTCGAAGGAGGAGCCCAAGGCTTACGGCGCGCAGTTGCGGTACGGCTTTCGGCTTCCCGCGACTTGCGATTTAAAGAAGGCACGTCAATCTTGTCCATGGTCTTACTCCTTAACGTATTTAGCGTATTCCTCTAACGGAAC